GCCGGTACAGTTCGTGAAGGCAGCTCTGCAAACGTAGGTTTCGTAGAGATGGCTCAAACCGCCGCGTGGACACAAAGCGCTTCTGGCGATAGCACGGGTATTATTATCCCCGCTGGCAGCCAAATTACTGAAATAACTTTATATGTAACTGTTGCTCCTACCGCAGTAATGTTATCTGGTGGTACATCTGCTACAGCCACTGAGTTATTCACTGCGTTAGCACAGGGTTCTGCGGCTAATGTTATTAAGCAGGCGTCTACAGCAACAATTACTGACGCAGATGCTTGGGCAGACGTAGGCACTTCTGACGTTACTATCTTCCTAAAATCTGCTAGCGGTACCACTGGACGTGGCTATGTAACGGTCAAATACATCCAGAACAACAATCTAGCTTAATAACTCGGGAGTATAGATCATGGCTAATTCAATAACGACTCAGATACTAGCCAATACTGACCGTAAGCTAGTTATCCAACGTGTTATGTTTAGCGACGGCACTGAGGAAGACGAAGCAGTAATGGTTGATATTAGTGACTCCGCGTATAACAGTTCTGGTGGTAAAGCCATGACTGGCGTTGCCGTGGAGAAGATAGTCATTACTAATATGCCGTCAGGGAGAATGAAAGTTGGTTGGGATTCTACCAACCTTTACCCTTTTATTATGTGTGTTGGCGGTTCAGCCACTTCCAGCGGGCCGGGCATGTATAATATAGATTACGGCTCTGAATGGGGCGGTCTTACTAAAGACAACATCACGGTAGACGCAGGCACAGAAGCAGGTAGTGGCACCCCAACAGGGGACATTGCAATAACTACTAACAGTTTTGATAGTGGGGAAGGCTATGTCGTTACCTTAGTGATGCGGAAGATATTTTAATGCGTAACTACTACAAGAAAGGCGGTAAGGTCAAAGGCTCTATGAAGGGCCACACTATAGGCGGCGGGCAGAAACGCCCTACTAAATCTGGTGCTGGTATGACCGCCAAAGGTGTAGCTAAGTATCGTCGGGATAACCCCGGAAGCAAGTTAAAAACAGCAGTAACTGAAGACAAACCAACTGGTAAGCGTGCCGCACGACGTAAGTCGTATTGCGCACGTTCTGCTGGACAAATGAAACAGTTTCCGAAGGCGGCTAAAGACCCTAATTCAAGGCTTCGCCAAGCTCGCAAACGTTGGAAATGTTAGGAGATTAACATGCCAGAAGTAAATGATAAGAAATTCCCTTATACCGAAAAAGGTAAAGCGGACGCTAAGAAAGAAGCGAAAAAATCAGGTAAGAAGATGAAGACTAAGAGGTACATGGCTGGCGGAATGGCTGCGCCTGCTGGCGGTGCTGCTCCTATGGGCGGCGGTGCTCCTGCTATGCCTATGACGGAAGAGCAGAAGAAAAAGAAAATGATGGAAGAAATGATGAAGAAGAAGGCCATGGCTGGCGGTGGCGCACCTGCGCCTAAGATGCCTGCTGGCGCACCCGCTATGAAAGAAGGCGGCAAGGTCAAGAAGAAGAAGAAAATGATGGGTGGCGGTATGGCTAAGAAAGCCTACAAGTCTGGTGGTAAGGTTCGCGGTGCGGGCATTGCTAAACAGGGCGTACGTAAGTGTAAGATGCGCTAACCATGCGTCGCTATTATAAGTCAGGCGGTAAAATATGTTCTAAGGGTAAGTCGTGGGCGAAACGTACCTTCGATACTTACCCTAGTGCATACGCTAACATGGCAGCTTCTAAATACTGTAAAGACCCTAACTACGCTAAAGGCTCTAAAGGTAAGAAGAAATAATGGGTGATCTGAAGAAATGGGTTGATCAAGACTGGGTTCGTATTGGCACTGATGGTAAAGTCAAAGGTAAGTGTGGCACATCAAAAGACAAGAAGAACCCAGACCGTTGCTTGCCACGCAGCAAAGCTAACTCGTTAAGTAAAGGCGAGAAAGCCGCTACCGCCAAGAAAAAGAAGCGTGAAGGCTCTAAGGGCAAGACTGTTGTTAAGAATACTAAGCCCGCTACTGTAAAGCTACGCAGTGGGGGTTTGGCTCGAAGGAAACGGCACACTTGTGGGTGTGGTTGTTAAGGTAATCTATGGCTACTTCAGGCACTACAGCATTTAATCCGCAGTTTACAGAAATAGCGGAAGAGGCGTGGGAACGCGCTGGGCGCGAGATGCGCACGGGTTACGACCTACGTACGGCTAGACGTTCCATGAACATGCTTACCATTGAGTGGGCTAATCGTGGGATTAACTTGTGGACGATAGATGAAGGTTATATTGACCTTACAAAAGACATTTCTACGTATTCCTTACCCGCTGATACTATAGACGTATGTGAGATGAACATACGTACAGACGCAGGTAACACGTCGTCGCAATCTGACCTGTCGTTAAACAGAATTAGCTTACCCACGTACGCAGCTATACCCAACAAACTATCTACGGGCAGGCCACTACAAGCATTAGTCCATAGACTAGGGCAGGCGGGCACGTACCAAAGCGGCGACCACACTGACGGTGCTACACCTGCTGCTACCACTATAGGAGCGAACGTACAGCTCTTGACCGTATGGCCAGTGCCGGACAAAAGCAGTACTTATCAAATATATTACTACCGTATGCGCCGTATACAAGACGCGGGTAATGGGGTAGAGACAGCAGATATGCCATTCAGGTTCCTCCCGTGCGCGGTAGCAGGACTGGCGTACTATATAGCTATGAAAGTGCCTGAGCTTATGCCTCGCGTACAGATGTTAAAACAAGAATACGAAGATAAATTTAGGTTAGCTTCGGAAGAAGACCGTGAAAAAACAGCCGCTAGGTTCGTACCTAGTAACTACAGGTGCTAGCTTATGGGAAACAAATTTGCTTCCGCAAAGAAAGCTATCGCTATATGCGACCGTTGCGGGTTTCAGTACAGGCTTAAAAAGCTAAAAGCTCTTGTCATTAAGAGTAAGAACACACATTTAATGGTATGCCCCTCTTGTTGGGAGCCGGATCACCCACAGAACAAGCTAGGTGAGGTTATAGTAAATGACCCACAGGCGATACGTAACCCACGCCCAGACAACGCCACGGCTGCAAGTAGAGTTACACAGTACGGCTTTAGACCTGTAGGTGGGGGTAACAACATAGACATACCCAACCCATTGGTAGGTAATGCCAAGATAGGCACAGTAACGGTGACAACATGAGTATGACATTACAGCAGGTGAGGGATAACATCGCTGATATTACTGAGAACACGTTTACAAACGCGCAGTTAGACCTGTTCATTACACAGGCAGAAGAGGCAATACTTACTGCTATAGAGGTGCCAGCACTCCGTAAGTTAGACGATTCATATACTTTATCCATCGGTGTGAGTACGTTAGCCATGCCCTCTGACTATTTACGCACTATCAATATCGCGGTAAGGGCGGCTGACGGAGTAGAGTCATACCTAATAGCAAAAGACGCTAATTTTCTACGTGAGGCTTACCCTAGTAATGCTACATCTACGCCCCAATACTACGGACAGCAAAAGGCAGACACACTACAGTTTGGCCCCATACCTGACCAAGCATACACAGTTGTGCACATCTACGCAGCCTACCCAACCTCTCTTACAGCGGGTGCTACTAGCGGTACTACGTGGCTTAGTGAGAATGTGCCCTCGCTACTATTAAACGCGTCGTTAGTAGAGGCGGCTAGGTTTATGAAGGCCGAGCAAGACATACAAGCTAACTACCAGCAGATGTACGCAATGTCGCTACAGATGTACAAAGAAAAGAATGACAACAGTCAGTATACTGACCACTATAGGGCAAGAGGGTTAGTAGGGTAATGGCTATTACACAAATAATGACCACATCAGCTAAGTTAGCCCTTCTTAAAGGTGACTTAGACTTTGATTCAGTTACTTTAAAGCTAGCTTTATATACTAGCGACGCTGATTTAGGTGCTGACACGACAGCGTATACCGCTACAGGCGAAGCCTCGGGCACAGGGTACGATGCTACAGGTAAGGTAGTAACTAAAGGTACCCCCACTTCAAGTGGCACCACAGCTTACGTAGACCTAACAGACGTAGAGTGGACTAGCTCCTCTATAACTGCAAACGGGGCGTTACTATACGTGGACGGCGGTATAGCTGTAGCTGTGTTAAACTTCGGCTCAGACAAAACATCATCTAACAGCACGTTTGCGGTTACTTTCCCTGCCGCGAGCGCGACTACAGCAAT